TTGGTGAACGCACGCTTCAGCGTGGTGCCCAAGATACAATCGTAGTCGCGGAAGGTGCCGGTGTTGCCGTAGATGGCAGTCAGCACATTCTGGGCGGTAGCCTCGGTGAACGAAGCAGAGGCCGTGGTGTCGACAGCGCCGGAGGCAGGCAGGAACACCGAGCCAGAAGCGCAAGCGCCGATGTTGGAAGCGTTGGTGCTGTTCAACCAGTTACCGAGCGATCCGGTCAGGTACGGGTTGGTGCCGTTGTCAGCCTGAGCGGCCTGGTTGGTGCACATGAAGGTCGACTCCATGTCGCGCTTAATCTGAACGAGCTGCTTGGCGATGCCGTTGGCAAGCTCATCGGTCACGCCGGCAACGTCCTGAGTCTCGGCGATGAAACCGATGCGCAGGTCGCGGCGGAAGGCCTGGCCGTAGTTGTTCAAGCGGGTCCGGTTGGCAACCGGGTTGGCAGCGTTAGAGACGGTCACATCGGTGCCGTCGACAACGCCCTGGAGAACCGGGGCGCCGTAATTGTCGACCTGCCAAGAGAACTGCATATTCCCGAGGTCTTTGCCCTTGGGGGCCATGGACACGAACGGGGTCGACTTGGCATCGACGATGGCGATGTAGTCCGCCAGATCTTCACGAGCGGCGGAGGTGGAAGCGAGCGGCACAGAGCCGCCCTGATTGGGTTGGAGCAGAGGCATGGTTAGAACATCCTTTTCAGTAATTGAGCCAGTTCACTTTGACTCCCGGTCTTCGAAAACTTCGACTTTGCCTGCTGCAGGCCGACCGCAGCCGCATCCTTTTTCACAGGAGCAGCAGTAGGTTTGCCCGGCTGACTCGGCGCCTTCACGATGGGCTTCACCGCGGGTTTCCCCTTCGATGCCTCCAACCGCAGCTTCCGGCCAGCGATGAAATCGCCGATGAGCACCTGGTACTCTGGAAGGCTTGAGAGCTGCGGCAACTGCCGCAACACCGTCTGCGCTTCCGTGTACTCGGTACTGGCACGGTCCTTCCACCAAGGATAGAGCTGCTCGGCCACCGGCTTGATCTGCTGATAGTTCTGCAAGAATCTCGCACGATTTGGGATATGCAGATCCAGCGCATCTTCGACACGCCTCTTGATCTGCTTCACCTCATCCGCGCTGTACTCCCTGCCGTCTACTTCGCAGCCGTCGATATTGTCCTCGCACCACCGCTTCAGGTTCCGGGCTTTGCTCCACTCATCGTTGAGTTTGGACGCATCCCAGACATCAGCGAATGGGTCGTTGGACGCCACCGAAGGCACAGGCCGCTCGGCTTGAGTCTGCTCCAGCTTGCTCTTGGCGTCGTTGAGTTCACGCTCTAGCGCCTCGGCCTTCTCCAGCGCCTCTTTCTTCTGGCGCGTGAGCTTGTCGATACGCTTACGGAAGCCCAACGACTCGTCGTTGTCTTCGGATTCCGAAAGAACTTCATCAGGCGGCTCGGCCTGACTCTCCGTTTCTTCAGCGGTCGGTTCCGCTGCCTGTTCCTCGTCCGCACTCGCGGCCATAGGCTCAGGCTCCGACTGTTCAACGGACTGCTTCGCCTTCTCTTCCTCCCCGCTGAATCTTGACTTCAGCAGCTTCGCCAACGCCGATTCGTCGAACTGCATCGGGTTGAGTGGGGGCCGTTCCGTGTTTTGGGCAGGTTGCGCTTCCTGTGTCGTATTCGGGATGTCCATGCTGTTTTGACCCTGCAAGCCGGGTATCATTCGCCAGGGTGGTTAAAGGCCCACCAAGAAGCCGTTGTTGTAGTGAGATATCAAGAATGACGAGAAGTCAAATCTTTCTCACTTCTGAGCGAGCTTATTAGCAAGCTCAAATCTTGTATGGCAGCAGCCCTGCCGCAGTTGTATGCGCGGTCCTCGGCTGACAGGTTAGGCAATATAGCAGAACGACTCTCGTCCTCTGACGTATCTGCAATGATCTGCAGGAATGCCGCAATTACCGGGTGCTCGTCGGATACAGACAGAGCCTCGGCCAGTTGTTCTTGGTTGAGTTTCATTGCACTCCGAGGCGGCCAGTGACCGCATTCTGCTGTTGCTGAACCGAGAACTGCAGGTTCTCGATGTACTTCTGCAAGTTAGCTTGGAAGAGCTGATCCTGCTGCAACTGGGCCTGATACTTCGGATTGCTCGCCAGCACCTGCTGTGCGAATTGCAGGCGCATAGCAGCCGTCGGGTCGTTCTCACGCAGCATCGGGGGATTTCCGAGGCTGATGAGCGCAATCTCGTCGTTGGTCTCGCCGAACATCTTCTGGGCAGCCGGTCCCTGCTGCATGACCAGCTCGCTCGCAAGGTTGGGGTCGATGCTGCGCAGGGCCACCGAGATCAACTTGGCCCGGTCGATGACGCCGGCAGTGTCGAGAGGCAGCACCAAGGTGCTGATGGCCTTGAGCTTCTCGGTCACCAGGTCGGTCGACAACTCGCGGATGTCGAACTTCAGCATGACATCGAAGTCCTGCACGTTCTCAGGCAACTGCGTGGTGGAAGCCGTGATGCGCATGATCTCCGCTGGCCCGACGTACTGCAGCGTCAAGGCAAGCACCTGCCGGAAGGCCTCGGTCCACCCGTGCAGCCAGTTGTTGATCAGGCGCTGCTGGCGCATCTGGGTGACCGCAGGCGGCACCTTCTCGGTGGGGCGCCCGAAGTACCGATCGGTCTGGGCCATCACCGAGTCGATCAGGTTGAAGGCAACACCAGGCTCCCGGGCGGGAGGCGCTAGGAAGCCGATCTCGCCGCGGCGCAGCACCGGCACCTGCACGGCCGGCCCAATCTTCAGGTTGCCACCACGAGTCTTCGGAACCTCGATGGGCGGCAGCGTCGCCAAGCTGGTGTAGTCGAAGATCGAGTCGCGCTGGGCCTTCACCTCGTGCTGCCAGGTCGAGCAGATATCGGGCACGCCGCGGCTCTCGGTGATCTGACGATGCACCACCTCCGAACGCCACACCACAAATGGATACTGACCGTGCGAGTATTCCAGAGCTTCGAAGTAGCCCCACTTGTCGCCCACCTGAGGGCTGAACACCGTGTAGAACACGCCCGGGATACCGTCTGAATCCACAGCCTTCTGGTAGGCGTAGCAGACCTCGATCAGGTTCTCGCGGTCGAGCAACGAGTTCTCAGCCAGTCCAACGCTGTACGAGAAGTCCGAGTAGTCGCTGAAACGGCCCATCGTGTTGATGGCCTCCTGCGCCCACTCGCGGTCCCAGCCCTCGACATCGACCTTGTTCAGCAACTGCGCCTCGGTCATGTAGAACCGGCGGAAAATCACCCGGGCCGACTGGATATCGGTGGTCTCCGGCGGGAAAACCAGCTCGTCCCACGGCGCCAAGGCCGCGATCATCGGCTTGTTTGTAACCATCGTGGGCACCGGGAAGTCACACTCGCCCTCGTCGCGCAGCTCGCGCACAGCCTTCAATGCCCGACGCTTCTTCAAGTTGGGGAAGGCAGCCATCAGCAGCTCCGCGGACTGGTCGTCGGCCTCTGGATTGGCGATCAGGTTGGGCAGATCAGCCAGAACCGAGCCCTCTGGCGACTGCGCAGCCAAGGCCATCACCTGGTCCATCGTCAGGTACTGCTCCTTCTGCCCAAGCTCCTGCTGCCAGGTGACGTGAACACCTGCCCACCCGTAGGTCCACAGGTACTGCGACAGCAGCTCTACCTCACGGGTCAAATCGTTGTACATCCGGGCGTTCATAGCCCAGTCCATCAGGTTGTGAGCGGTCACAGCCTGATCCAACTGGCTGACGTTGGTAGGGGAAACCCGCAGCATCGAGCGCCAGAATGACGTCGAGCACAGATCCACAAGGCCATTGATCACCTCATCGGCCAACGGGATGCGCGTGTCGCTAGCACCATCCCAAGGAAACGCCGGCTTGTTCCGGTTGGCGTCATTCCACTTCTTGCCGTCGTCGGTCTGACCAGCCCACCGGCAGTACCGCACCTGCTCGACACGGTCGATCCTAGCGAAACATCCGTAATCGGTAGCACTGCGCCGCAACTCCTCGGTCAATGCAGGCACATTTGGCTCCTCGCCGACCCGGGCCATCACGTCTGTCGCCGTCTTGTAGGAATCTCCTTGCATAGTGTCTTGTGTTAGTATCCACCGCCGCCGCGACTATCAAAGCCCCCACGGCCGACAAAGGCAAGGCCCGAGACCAACAACATACCCAAGCAATCAATCGGATCTTTGGTCGCGCCCTTCTGCCCATCCCTGCCCGTATGCTCCGACAGCGCATAGATCAGGTTGGTGCAGTCGTTCACAACGTACAATTGTGGCTCGTTAATCGACGTCAGCTCCTGAGTGGCATCGTAGGAGAGCTGCGAGTTGATCGCACTCGTCCGCTGGTCCACAGGCACGCCAGGCGCCGGTATGAAGGCCATGCCATCATCAGCGGGATCGTCTGATTCAGCCAACAGATCAATCAGCGTAGTGCCTCCAGCCTCCGATAATGCAGGCGATCCACCCGCTTTCGGGTCGATCAACCGCATCACCGGCTCGCCATAGCCCAAGTCCGACTCAATCTGCCGGAACAGCCTCCGGTACTCCGAGATCGACCGCCCAGCCTCCAGCGTCTGAGCAGGCCCGGGCTTGCCGTCAGCCTTCTCACTAGGCAGCACCCACTCGCCATAGTTGGCGAAGTCAGGGAACTCCCGCACCACCACCCGCTTCCCATCCTCGTACACCAGCATCCACAAGGCATACCAGTTACGAGCACCCGCGGGGTCGCACACCATGTACAACGTCCCGCCAGCAGGCACCGAGGAAGCCGGGATGCAATGGATCTCAGGCCTGAACCGCGCAAAGGCCTTGCCGATGTTGTCACTAGCCCACCCATAGGCCCGTGTCAGTATCTGACCCATAGGCGAAGCCACCAGCTTCGACTTCATCTCATCGAACGGATTGTAGGGATTGTCCTCCGAGAAGAAGAACACAGTCCTTCTGTTAGTCTGATTCTGCACCATAGTGCGAGCAGCCTTGCCCACAGGCCACGTCGGCAATCCTTGTTTGCCCTTGAGCAACTCAGCATCGTGGAACTTGGTGATCGCAGACCCCGCGGTGAACTCCTTGTAGACCGAGGCCACACCCTCCAGCGGCGTCTGTGTGATCAACAGCTTGCCCCTCCTTGTAATCAACCGATACCGCAGCGTCTCCACCCAGCTCTGTGGCACCAACTCGTCGCACCAGATCAAGTCAGCCTCACGCCCCTCAATCGTGTTCTCCGATTGCGTGTAGTTCAGGAAGTCGCACCGCGAGCCATTAGGCAGAATGAATGAGCCATCTGTGAAACCATTCTTCCTGCTGTAGTTCAAATAGTGGATACGGCCCTTCTTGGTAGCTCGTAGTGCGACAGGCAGATAATTGTATATCGCAGGCTGCTGCACAGTAACACTAGTGGCATGACTAGTGTGACAACACAGTACACTAGCATTCTCCTTCTCAATCAGCGTTTGCACAACACGCCTAGCTGCCCACAAGGTCTTACCAGCACGGTTGCCGCCGCTGATCAATAGCTCCTGGGTGGCGCCATACTCCGCATTGGCCACCTCCCAGTGGTCCGGGATGTAGCCGTAGGTGTACGGATCAGCCTTCTCCAGTAGGACAAGCTGAGTGCGCTTCTGCTTCAGCTCCAGTGCACGGGGGTGCGATGCATCGACCTTGGGGATGACAGGGTGCTGCGGCTGTTCGTTCCACCAGGCTGTGTTGCACGCCTCGGTGCAGAAGCGCTTTTGCTTAGGGCCGCTGTGATGCTTGATGACTTCGAATGGCGCATTGCAAGTCATGCAGCGCGGTGCGGAGGCGACGGCGGAGTGCTGTGAGTTCACGGCGGAGGTGTGTGTTTTCGAGGGTGAGATCGAGGTTGTCCTGGGTGGCGAGGGTGAGCGCGGTGAGGTAGAGGCTTTCCTGATATTTTTCGTTTGGAGGAACCCGTCGCCTTTTAGGCGTTGCCGCAATCCGCCGACCCCCTCCCCCGGGGGGTGCCGCGGTGACTGCTGTTCCACCTGCCGTAACGGGGTAGGACACTGGCTTTCTGCTCATGGTGCAACGTGCGTTTGGCCCAATGTTTACGCGGGTTTGCTGCGTGTTTGCGTGACCAAGTGAATATAATACGGATTGTGCATCAATGCGTCGAAACAGGCCTAAACTCGCGTGTTTCGGTGGTTGCCGCGGTGGAGGGGTAGGACATTTGGCGCTACTACCTAAACCGCATCGGGCAGTTGCTCGTCGTTCACGGGGGTCACATCGCGCTCCTTCAGGTCCTTCATTAGGTCGCGGTGGTTTACGCTGGCTGTCATAGCGAGGTGAATGCTGGTAGGCTGGCCCTTCAGTGTGGACAATTTATCCAAGGTCACGCCTATGGCGATGGGTAGTGTTCTATCGTCGATGTAGTTGATAGATGTTTCTGCAAGTCGCTTAGTGCCTTTCCAAATAGCTACCTCCATGAACCCCGTGACATCCTTACGCCACTCTTCCTCAGTCTCGGGATAATCCATCGGAACCTTGACGCCTCTTATGTATTTGAACGTGGCTCCCTCTGTTAAACCAGCCTCCTGACTTATAGTCTGCAATGACTTGTTGTGTATCACGCCTTCAACAATGGCGTCCGCTTTCTCCTGTGTCAGTGTCGAATTGAAGTGCTGGTTTGGGTTCTCTGTCTTCTTGTATCCCAGCTTCTCTGCTGTCTTGAGCACCTTCTCGATAGTCTCTTCTGGGTAGCTCCTTATGCCTTTGAGGATACGGTTGACGTACACCTCGTTGACACCAGAGGCCTCAGCGATAGTCCTCTGTGACACTCTGCCTTCCCGCTTTCTCTTATCGGGCTTACCCGGCATAAGGCGCAAAGCTGTAGGGGAACTCTCCCCAATGGTTGAGTTGTTTCTTGGGCATCATGGAGTAGTGCGGCACTTCGCACAGGCTCATCCTGAAGGCTGCAGCGAAGTCTTCTGAGAGGTACTCCAGTTGTCCCGGCATGGTGTCCACGGCGAACGGCATCCACAGCGTTGGGAACTCCTCGACGCGCACGTCCTTGCACCAGTCGATTCTGTAGGGGGGTGCTATGTCCACCCTCCCGAGCTTTTCTAACGTCTCTACGAGGCGTTTACGAGGGATTGCGAGGCATCCGCTTGCGAACATCTGAATCGGCACCAGCTCACTAGCCGACTCTGCGTTGGCAGTTTGAAACTTCAGGGCCTGCAGGTGCTCTGTTTTCGGACGCAGGGCTGGCCTAGCCGGAAGTGTTCTGCAGGGGTAAGGGATGCAGACGGTAGCCTGGTGCTGATGGGCGAGCTCTGCCATACGCACGATGTCGGCCGCGGCGAACTCCACGTCATGGTCGATCTGCACCCAGACGTCCTTGCCGGAGTCGAGGAACCACTTGGTTGCGCGGCAACGGCTGCGGCTAATGAGTGCATCCTCGCGGATCGTGCGTAGGTCGGTCTGGCGATCTCCACGTGCGAAGGTGGCTGTCAGGTCGACCCAGGACATCAGGCAGGCTGCTGAGATGCCGCCGTAGGCATAAAGGCTGACGTGGATGGAAGGCCTTGTGCCATCCTTGGTCTCTGGCTGCACCACCGACTTCGGCTTGGGTGCGTAGAGGAACGGATCGTCGATGGGTGGATTGGTTGGGGTGCTCATTTGGATTCTTGGGAGAGGCCTGCTGCTTCGCGTTCTCTGGCTAGTGTCAGTTCGTGGCCTTTGGAGATCATGTAAACGATGGAACCGCGGGGCACATTGCACGCTTTGGCGGTGCCATCGAGGCTGAGGCCCATATTACGGAGCTGGTAGGCGCGAATCATGGATTCGGGGTGGTGCCTGACGGCTTGCTGGGCGTAGTCCTCGATGAGCATGGG